GTAAAAACGCAGAAATGCATGACGTGTGGCAATCAGGCAGATGATCCGCATCACATCATTGGTCATGGACTGGGAGGGATGGGAACAAAGGCTGATGATTTGTTTGTTATTCCGCTGTGCCGTAAATGCCATAGCGAACTACACGCCGGGGTAAAAGATTTTGAAGAAAAACACGGCAGCCAGCTGTTGTTGCTGATTCGTTTTTTAATGCACGCGAGAAATTCGGGTGTTCTGAAGTGGAAAGCATAAATGACTGAACGCATAGAATTTGTTTTGCCTTACCCGCCAACGGTGAACACTTACTGGCGTCGTCGTGGCAGCACATATTTTGTATCAAAAGCCGGGGAGCGTTATCGCCGGGCAGTGGCGCTTATTGTTCGCCAGCAGCGGCTGAAATTAAGCCTGTCCGGAAGGTTGGCAATAAAAATTATTGCAGAACCACCGGATAAGCGCCGCCGTGATCTGGACAATATTCTGAAAGCGCCGCTGGATGCGCTGACGCATGCGGGGTTGCTAATGGACGATGAGCAGTTTGATGAAATCAATATCGTTCGTGGTCAGCCAGTATCTGGTGGACGTCTGGGGGTGAAGATTTACCCCATAATGCATGAAGAGCAGGTCAAAAAATGAAACTGGAAGATTTACCGAAATACTACTCCCCAAAATCCCCCGGCCTGACTGATGCATCGGCCTCAACGTCGAAAGATGCGCTGAGTATCACTGATGTGATGGCCGCGCAGGGCATGACACAGAATCGGGCTGAGATGGGGTTTTCTGCGTTCCTGGGGAAAATGGGCATCAGTATGAATGACAGGGCGCGGGCAACAGAATTACTGGCAGATTATGCACTCAGTCGGTGCGATCGTGTGGCGGCGTTGAGAAAACTTCCGGCAGAAATAAAACCGGTAGTGATGCGCATTATGGCTTCGTACGCTTTTGAGGATTATGCCCGCAGCGCAGCGAGTAAAAAGCAGTGCCCCTGTTGCCGAGGGGAAAAATTTATTGAAGGCGAAGTTTTTACAAACAAGGTTCAGTATCCGGATGGCAAGCCGCCAGTATGGGCAAAGTGTACGAAAGGTGTGTATCCGTCTTACTGGGAAGAATGGAAAAAAATTCGGGAGGTGGTGAAAGTTTCTTGTCCTGAATGTAAAGGGAAGGGGGAGATTTCCACTGCCTGTAAAGACTGCCGTGGGCGTGGTGTCGCCATTCATCGTGAAGAGTCGGTAAAACGTGGTATGCCTGTTATCAGAGACTGCCAGCGTTGTGGTGGTCGTGGCTGTGAAAGACTACCATCAACGGAGGCATTTAATGCCATATGCAAAGTGACGAGTGCTATCACGCTTGATACGTGGAAAAAATCAGTGAAACGCTTTTACGATACGTTGGTGGTTCGGTTTGACATTGAAGAGGCATGGGCGGAGCGGCAGTTAAAGAGGGTAACGCGATAGTGTTGTTGATTTTTCCCGAATCTGTGGTAAATTTGCTCTAACGATGGGCGTTTTATGCCTGACGTTAGAAGATTTTTTACACCCCGCCGCCTGGCGGGTTTTTTATGACTGAAATCGCGTCAGTACAGTAAACGCGCTGGTGGCGGTGAATACCTGTCTTTCAGCTTGCTGGCTTTTTCGACAAGAGTTATTGGTGTGTCACGTTAACCGGAAAAGGGAAAAAGACATGCTGAAACAGCAGGATATGACAGAAACCGCCAGAGTGGTGTTTAATGAATTAAGCGTCACCGAACCGGCGACAGCCGGGGAGATTGCGCAGAATACTTACCTTTCACGCGAACGCTGCCAGTTAATACTGACCCAGCTGGTTATGGCGGGTCTGGCAGACTATCAGTTCGGTTGTTACAGACGCCTTCCGCAGTGAAGGCTTTTTTATTTGTGGTAAATGGGCGGCTGGTGGGTGTTAGGGGCACCCACCAGCCATCTGCTCATGCGTTGGGGTCACAAGCAAACCTCAGGCCCATCTGCTTTGCGCAAAAGCGGTATGAGCCTATCAGAGAAGTGCTTATTGATCTATGGCTAATACTGTAAAAATATCCAGTTGTGAGTTAATCAACGCCGACTGCCTGGAATTTATCCGGTCGTTACCCGAAAATTCTGTTGACCTGATAGTCACGGACCCGCCGTACTTTAAAGTGAAGCCTGAGGGCTGGGATAACCAGTGGAAGGGCGACGATGATTACCTGAAGTGGCTGGACCAGTGTCTGGCGCAGTTCTGGCGGGTGCTGAAACCTGCCGGAAGTCTTTACCTGTTCTGTGGTCATCGCCTGGCATCTGATATCGAAATCATGATGCGTGAACGCTTCAGTGTGCTGAACCATATTATCTGGGCGAAGCCGTCCGGACGCTGGAACGGATGCAACAAGGAAAGCCTGCGGGCGTATTTCCCCGCCACAGAGCGCATTCTGTTCGCGGAACATTATCAGGGGCCGTATCGTCCGAAAGATGCCGGGTATGCGGCGAAGGGCAGTGCACTGAAACAGCATGTGATGGCCCCGCTGATTTCTTACTTTCGTGATGCGCGCGCGGCCCTGGGGATAACGGCAAAACAGATTGCAGATGCCACAGGAAAGAAAAACATGGTGTCGCACTGGTTCAGTGCCAGTCAGTGGCAGCTACCGAACGAAAGCGATTATCTGAAATTACAGTCGCTGTTTGCCCGGGTGGCAGAAGAGAAACATCAGCGCGGTGAACTGGAAAAGCCCCACCACCAGCTGGTGGATACGTATACGTCACTGAACCGGCAGTATGTGGAGCTGCAGAGTGAATATAAGCATCTGCGGCGGTATTTTGGTGTGACGGCGCAGGTGCCGTACACGGATGTGTGGACACATAAACCGGTGCAGTTCTATCCCGGGAAACATCCGTGCGAAAAACCGGCAGAAATGCTGCAGCAGATAATCAGCGCAAGCAGTCGTCCGGGTGACCTGGTTGCAGATTTTTTTATGGGCTCAGGTTCAACGGTAAAAGCGGCACTGGCGCTCGGGCGTCGTGCGATTGGCGTTGAGCTGGAGACCGGACGTTTTGAGCAGACAGTCAGGGAAGTTCAGGGTTTAATCGTTTGAAACGGATGAGATTGCAGAATTAATTACGCACCATTATTATTCTGCTCCCGGCCCTTTAGCTCAGTGGTGAGAGCGAGCGACTCATAATCGCCAGGTCGCTGGTTCAAATCCAGCAAGGGCCACCATCACAAACCGCCATTAGCTTATCAGGAAGAGCAGACGACACGATAACAGGGTTGTTGGTGCGGGGGCGGGTCCCCGATGGCGGTCCATTATCGGTATTCAGCGTTGTTAGCTCAGCCGGACAGAGCAATTGCCTTCTAAGCAATCGGTCACTGGTTCGAATCCAGTACAGCGCGCCATATTCATTCTTCCAGATTCCTTCCGGCAGAGCCTTATACTGAAATATACCTGGCTCAGGATATTGTTGAAAATATTATATGTTTGTCAAAAATAAAAGTTCTGTTAAGTGTTGATTGAGTGTTTGTTATACGGTCTAATGGTTTTTTCAGCATTAAATATTTATCATTCATATGGTGTGGGTAGAGTGAATATTGATGAGGCGTCGGGGTGTTTCATCCTTAGGCAGCGTATTGATATAGTCAATGCAGCACGAGCAAAGGCCTTCAGCCGTTTGACAGTTTTGTTCTGTACTCCTGATCGTCTTTCGGGAAGAGACGTTATTATTCTGAATAGTGATGCTATACAGAGGGTTTGCGATGAGTTCATGGTGGCTAATTCAGAATTATTTACTCTTGTTCAGGAGTACAACAGAATAGCCAGGACCTGTGGTATGGATGAACTTCGGATTACTCATCTGGGGTAGATACATATCTGGATTATCACCGGTTACGGTAAAAAGTGATTGCTTACTGTTTTTGTGAATGGCATTGCTGCAGCCGGATAATGTCAGTGCTGGCTGACGGTGTGCTGGTGGCGGGTGTGGTGGTTGTTGCTTTCCCGTTGCTGAAAAAGAAAACGCCAGACTGTTAGCCGGGTATCAGTTAGCGGGAGAAATTTTTAAATACTTCACAATTCAGGCGGTTGATTGTTGTCTGGTTTGCGGGGAGTTTGTTAAAAGAAACTGGCATGGTGAATCCCCCTGTGCGGAGGGGCAATCAGCGAGTAGGTATATGGGATAATCGCGGATTCAGGTGCTGGTACTGAATTCACCGGGAGGCACCCGGCACCATGCAATGGCACATAGCGCCACTCTCCAGCCCCTCTCCGGAGGGGCTGTTTATATTGATTTTGTCAGATGTGAGTAAACTCCTTATGGACTTTGTTGTTTTAGCCCATAAGGACATATTTGCAGAGTGCAACGGTTATTAAAGCATTCATTCAATACGTTATCTGTATTTGTAGGGCATTCCTGGCTGTTTTTGATTAAATTCCAGAATGTTTTATTGAATGGTACTACGTTGTAAATGGTTACAGGTAGCACTTTGTTATTGAGCATGATACCTGTGTGAGTCAGTGTAAATATACTTTCAGGAGGTAAGAAAGCATCCGATTGATACCAGATTATTAATTTTATTTTACTCCATATGACTGAAAAAGATATTCCGCATGATGGCTGGATAACTGTATCAATCACAATCCACTTCATTTAGTTTCCTTGTTTATGCCTTGCTGGTGATGTTCTGAAAAGTATAAATGATATTTTTGATTGTAAACCATAGAGCAGAATTATTTTTCTGATGTTGTTTATTGTTTATTTAAATGCAGGGTGGTTTATATCTCGTCTTGTAGTTTATCCATGCATATCTGCTTGATGATGAGGTTTTTATTTAAGGTATGGTTTTGTGTTTTTTCTGTATTACATGTCAGGTATTTTAAAGAATCATTTTTCAGATGGTGGAAAGAACCATGGCATTTAAACACTATGATGTTGTCAGGGCGGCGTCGCCGTCAGATCTTGCGGAAAAGCTGACACATAAACTGAAAGAGGGCTGGCAGCCGTTTGGTAGTCCGGTGGCCATAACCCCTTATACCCTGATGCAGGCGATTGCAGCAGAAGGTGATGTGGT